ATTCATCTGGAATACGTCCTTTAAAATGATCTACATATTCCGCAATACGTTTAGTTAGATCCTCTCTGGTTTTAACTACTTTCGTGCAATAAGATTTATCACAATAAAAAACATCAGAGTTTATATCTAATACACAACGACATACTTGACAACGCAATTCCATTATATTACCTCCATATGATATGCTTGTTGAATTGAACCAAAACGATATACATTTCCAACTAGATCAAGTACGTTTGCTTCTTGATTGTTGTAGGGTCGCATTGTTCGACCCAATTGCTGGATATACAAAGTTACGGATTGATTAATTTTTCTAGCCATAATAGCTAGCTTGGCGCGTGATACATCCATGCCTTCAGAAGCCATATTACAGGCTGCCAAAACCTGTATCTTTCCTATTTTAAAATTTTCTATAGTTTGGGCAGTTATGCTTTTAGGATTATAGCAGCTGAGATGTCCAGCAGAAATCCCTGCTGCATTAAATTTTGCAGCAATATTGGCTGCATGCACTATGGTTTTGCAAAAGACGAATGTGGGCATCTCCGCAAATTGAGAGTTATACTCATTCACTATATCATCTTCATGATTATCAATTACATAAGTAACTGTTTGATGCTCATAACGAGTACCATAACGCATATATCTATATTCTTTATGAACTTCTTTTATAAGGGGATAACTATAATAATTTATATTGGCTAAATAATCTTGCTTAGTCAACTCATCAATGGATGGACCTTCAATTATCTTTTCAAAAGGACCACCATTCTCTACTAAAAGAGGATTTCGATCTAAGCGAAACGGAGTCGCAGTGAATCCAAAAAGAAAATCAGATTGTATCATGCGCAACATCTGTTGTCCAGTTGGACAACCCGCATGATGAGCTTCATCTATTATATGAATATTGGTTGTATCCTTTAATCTACCAGCAGAAGTTTGATAGGTTTCTACTAATGCAGAAAGATTTTGTGAATTAAATACCTTTTGAATTTGAGAGATTAGTGCTAAGTGAGGGACACTCACTATGATTTGAGAAATTTCATATGTTAGGGCTAATTGAGCCACCAAGCCTCCCATGATAAGAGTTTTTCCGGAACCTGTTGGTGCTACAATTAATAGTTTTCTATAGCCAGAATTTATAGCTTTAATTATTTGTTCAATCAGACCTATCTGATAAGGTCGTAGTATGATCATTGGTTTGGTCCTCCAGTATTCCCATTCCAAATTGCATTGTTTCTTCTCCGACTTTCATAGATTCACAGTATTTTCTTAGTATTTCCTTGGGCGTAAGAATTTTTAATTTCGCTTTTTGAGCCTCCAAGCTCAGCGAGCTATCTTGCTTAACAAATTCTATTTGCTGTAGATCTATATTCTTACTTACACAATATTCTATTACCGATTCCTTATATTTCTCCCAATGAATTATATCATCTAGAGCTAAACGAATTTTAACTTGATCATGTTCAGCAATATCTAAATTATATAATTGTTCGGGGCTGCTAATATCAATAGTATGTTTCTTAACTGTTTTAAAGTATAGATTTTTGAATTTAAATGAATCATCTACATACAGAATACGAGGCACAAATCGATCTCCAAAATGGACGTGATAGGGACTTCCAACATAAATAATTTTCCCCTGTACCATTAATTGAGGTACATGAATGTCACCACTAATAACTTTACCATTCCATCCATCTAATATAGATATTGGAACACCCTCCATTTTAGTTCCAGTCTCTGCCACAGCGCCCGTAAAAGTCTGATGACAGAACATATACTCGTATTTATTGTCTAATTTTATGTCCGAAAAATGTGGCATATTTGGGACAGCTAAACACTGTTTATTATTTAAAATAAACTCATAGGGTTCTACTATAAATTTTATACCCCTAATATTATTTAAGAATCCAAAGTAAGGTAACGTAGGATCTATATAATCATGATTGCCACGCAAGATTAAAACTTCTTCTACTACCTCAGAAAGTCTAATAATATTCTGAACAACTCTATTTACTAATTTAGAAGAATGTTTATCCTTAGCATCTGTGGTATCTCCTAATAATAATATTTTATCAATAGGATTCATATATGCATAATCATGCAGAAATGCAAATAAACCCCAACGATATTCATCTTGGGGTTTATCTGTAAGATGCAGATCTGATGTAATTAATACCGGCATTTATGCCGTAGGTAATCCCAAAGCTTTCTTCAATTTGCTACGAGTTCTTACACAATCGTAAGATGTATCGGCGGCACACACAATAGCTTCTGCTACATCATAATGTAAACCTAGATATTTATTAGCCTTCTGATAATCATCTGAAGGGAAATATTTGCCTGTTTCCGCATGAGCTACTGCTGTAATAGGACAAAAACTCTTATGGACATTAGGCTTTACTAATCTAATGTCAGCATTAGGATCGCTTTGAGCATCACGTGTTAGCCTGTATCCTTTTTCTAATAGTCCTGAAAGTTTACTATAAAATTCACTCGCCGTCATTTTTGTTCTTGCCATTTTGAATCTCCTTTATTTTTGGTCTTTTTACTACTGTCTTTAAACCTTCTTGTACTTGTTCTACCATGCTAGAACGGAGCATGAAACTATCTAAGAAATCATCCAAAAAGCCTACCATAACTACTGGTACTTTTCTCCAGATTTCTGTTCGATCAAACTGCTTTTTGGGAATCACCAAATTAAATAGGGCCGGTGTAAATATAATTAACTCTGGATAGAAATTCTGTTTAACCAGAAGCATGGGAGTTTTTTCATTATACTTGGCCGCATCCACGGTTTCTTTCCAGAAACCAGTAAGGGTTCCAGGAAGTCCCATGAAAAATTTAGCTAATCCTATATCTTTATAATTTTTTGCTTCTATGTAGATTGAATCAGTCAGTCTATTACCCATTGGGTCTATAGCACTAATATCACCAGCTTGTTCCTTATTAATTCCACCCTTTTTACGAGCAAGGGTTGAACGACCACCGCTCATAGCTGAGCGCCACAAGAGATTAGGATTCTTCCCACCTGAGATCCACAGAGATAACTTACGGCACAAATCCCTTTCATACTGTGAACCTTTACGTTTACCATTCATTATTCAACTAATCCTCGATATGTGATTCCAGCCTCATCACACATCATTCTAGCTATTGCAATTGAATCTTTCCAGCGCAATGCTCGCTCATCATTCTCGTCAGCTACAAATCCTACAATGGTTTTAACACCTGCTACTATGGCTACTTTGCAGCATTCATTGCAAATTGGTGGTAATGCAAAGCTAGGATAAACATATAGAGTTCCATCCTTAGCACGATGACCAGCTTTAACGCATGCATTAACTTCTGCGTGAGTAACTAATTTATACTTTAATTCTCGGTTATTGAGACGTTCTTCTGAATCTTCAATACCAGGTCCAAAACCATTATAACCTAATCCCACTACTGTATTTTCAAAATCTACTAATACCGCACCCACTTTTGTAGAAGGATCTTTAGATGCTGTAGAATAATACTTGGCTAATCCTAGATAGAACCTGTCCCACTTCTCTTGTCTAGACTCAGCATGTTTATAGTATGCAGCTACCTTAGCTAATGCAGCTTCTATTGCTGGATTATATTCTTCATCACAAGGCATATTATTTTTCCTCCAATACAATTCTTTGTTTTTCTAGCATTACATTAATGACATCTTTATTAGGCAATCGACCTTGATACACAATGCCAATATATTGGCCATAACTAAATCCTAGTTCTTTGGAACTTACAGATATACCTAAATACTTTTTAATGTCCGATGGAAGATATAAAATTGTATGATAATCTTCTACTGTAATAATTCTAGGTAGTGTGTCTAAAATCATTTAGTTTCCTTTTTATAAATATCTACTGGTCTATCATCAAAATCTTTATATTTTTCGGGGTTACTCACAAAATGGGCTAGAAACATTGCATTACACATAGCATGCCACATATGATTTAAACCTGTTTCAGGATCTACTTCCTCACCGGAAAACCACGCTTTAGTATGCCTATCTAATGCATCCACTACTCTACTATATTTAAGCCCTTTAGCCCAATTCCAAGCAGCATACTTCTTTTTGCCAAACATCAAAATTTGAACTAAACCTTCTATGGCATCTTTACTCAGTAAATGATATTCTAGCTTGCCCTGATCGTGTTTAGTGCCTTCTTTCAGTTCTAAGTCCTTTATCTTCAGCATTATCTTCTCAGCATCTAATCCCATATTAGTTCCTCCAACAAAATAACATATAATCTAAGCATTCTTTACGAGGTATTTCAGTAGTTTTCCCACACTCAGGACAATCAATACAGTTATATATACAAAACCATTCAGCCAGCCAGCCAGCAAAGAACCAAGTTTCGGCCCCACAGAATTCACAGATAAAAGTCATGTTAATATTTTTTATATTTGGGTGCTAGAGAAGCTTCAATGCTTGTCCAGATACTCTTGACTAAGAGAGCTATCTCATTAGCTCTCTCATTAATTTCCTCTTTAGTAAGTTCCATTAACTTCTTAGTAAAGATAGCCGTGCTCTTGGTACCTTCTTTAGCAGGCTTTTTACCTTTTTTGGGTTTATCATTTTCTTCTTCTGTGGCAAATCCTACATCACCAATAGGTCTGACTTGTTCTAGACCGCCATCAATGGTCTTAAGGAATTCTAGATTAGTGACAATATCATCTACGCCATAACCAAATATTAATCGTAGATTACCTTCCCTGAATGGAGGACCAACTTTACATTTATTACATTTAGCGTGAACATTAAGACCCACTACACGCTCGACTCCACCGACCACACGCTTAACTTTACCATTAGGGAAAGCTTCATTTAATCTAATTATTACACCACTATAAAACTCAACTGCTCTACCTCCAGAAGCCTTTTTCATAGGCACTGGAGAATTTAATACATCGCGCAATTGGCTTATTATCATAGTAGTAATACCACGTTCTTCAAATTCGCCGGCTATACGCCTTGTAGCTTCAGAAATCTTTTTAGGTTTATTACCACCAAAAGTACCGTCAGTAATATCTCTGGCCATTTCAGCATCATCAGATAAAGAATCTAATGAATCTAGTAATAGTAGTCCAGGTGTACCTTCTGGTAAAGCTTCTTTAAATTCTTCTGCTCTAGTAAACCAATCTTCAAAGGTATATATTTCTTGCCAGAAATCAATTTTATCAACAGGTATACCTAATGAAGTCACATAATCCATACTAAAAGATGGTTCACGTTCAGTGAACCCAATTTTACCATTAGGATATTTCAATAGAAAGTTAGCTGCTGCTTCTAGAATTAGCAGTGTCTTACCCGAACTTGAATCTCCCTGAATATTGATAATACTGCCTTGTGGCCAGCCTCCACCGATAATGCAATCTAATAATGTTGCACCTGTGGAAAATGTTTCTATAACACCTACACTCATATATATATTATCCTTAACTACTAAAGTCATTTAAGTGTCTTATTTCTACATTTTTATAAAAACAAATTATAGCATTTTCTTGCTCTTGTACTTGATCTTTTTGTTCAGCACACTTCAAGCACAAATACTTATCATTTTTCACTGCAAATGGTTCTAATGAACCCATTTGCTTATTACACTGATCGCATTTAATTATTATGGCCATTTTACTATACTTTTGAATTTTCAAATTTTATTTCAAAAAATCCATCAACTTTCTCTGCAGTATAATCTTGATAAAGATTTGGATACTTAGTTACTAATTGATAGAATATCATTCCAAATACTAATCTAATTTCCTCTTCTGCATGCCGACTAGTTCGCATTTCAATCATGTGTCTCCAAGCTCTATGATTGGCTGTGACTAAAATATGATTGGCCATACCGTTAGGTGCCAATCTACGAATAGCAGAAGTCAATTTCTTTTTAACATCAAAGCTTTTGATTTCATCTAATTTAAGAATATCTAGTAGTTTCTTAATTCCACATTCAATATTAATTAAAGTTTCTGTATAGATACTCTTAATTAATCCAACTTCCTCATGAGTAGAAAATATTTCAGGGAACCAATTATCAATTGATTCTATTCTGACATAGCGTCCCGACACTTGGCTAAATGCAGTACCAACTCTATGTCTTACTAATTCATGAGTGAAAATACGGCTTACATTTAACAAAGCAAATGAATCGCAACCATGTTCTAATACACTGCCGTGTTTCTGTTTTAAGATATTTCCTATATACTTCTTATTATCTTCAGTAATTTTAGTAACATTTTTATTCAGAATTTGTGGAGCAAATGAGAGATAACATAATTTACCACCAAACTCAATTAACTTCTCTTGATCACTAGGTGCATCTGTATCCCAATCTGGGACTCCTAATTCCTGTAAAAAATGACCAACTCCCTCAGTATCCAAAGAAGTTTGCGCGATATGGAAAACTTTAGGTTCTACAAATTGCATGTTGTGTCCTTAAAGGAAATAGATGCAGAGAGGGGAGGAAGTTGTTGGAGAGAGCAACCCCCGCTCCTCACGGCAGCGGGCCTCTCTGCAATGTTAATATCTAATTAAAGTCCCATCTCCAAAGCAATTACTTCTGGTAATTCATCGGAATTCCAAGCTGATACATCTACACTTAGACCTCTTTGTTCTACTAATGCAACAAGTTGTGACATATCCATGCCTTTCAACTGTTCTTTGGTTAGTTCAGCGATAGATACAGCAGTAGTAGTTGCAGTTGACGAAGTTGTGACTTCAGCTGCATTTCCATTTGGAAATGCTGCATCTACATCAGGTTGAGCTACTTCGAGGTTGGGCGTATTTTCTTCTGAAGTACCAAATAACACGGCTTTAATATGTCCGTATTCTTTATAATTTAGTTGGTCTAATAGAGACTTGGATTCAGCTTCCTGTAACCACTTAGCAGCAGTTTCAGGATCAGCATGTAAAGGAGTTGGTTCGTCATCTTTACGAACACCACTATACTTAGTCATCATGCCTTTTCCTTCTTTCATGAAAAGAATATCCCACCCTTCTTGTGGGTCATCTACGAATACTGGTTCACCAGTAGCACGTTTGAAAGAAATAGTGATGATTTGATGAGCAATGTTTTTGTAAGGCATGATCCAAATAACAGGACCTTTGGAAGGCTCTAATCGATCTACGATCCAAGCGATGGCTCTATGTTGAGCATAGAGAGTTTTCAGGACTTCAGGTTTTTCGCCACGGTCTTGAGCCTTTTTACCTTCTTCACAAATGGCACAAGGCTTATTAAGCATTTTGGCTTGGCAGAAAAATTGACTATTATTCGCGCCAATTTGATAGTGAATATAAGCTTCTATCCAAGGAAAGGTTGCGTCCTTCCACATAGCTGGTAATAGGCGAATAATATTTTCGCCATCTCGAACTGTATAGAAAGGAAGCTTTTGTTTGAAGAGGAAATCACCTTCAGTTGCAGAAGGATTATCTCTCTTCTGTTTGTACATTTCCGCGCGTTTCTTTAAATATTCTGGGTCTTTGTTGAACTGCATTTTCTAATTCTCCTAAATAAATAATCTTAAATAATCGTAAAATAAATTAATCTGAGTTCGTGTGGAGCGCCCCAACACTCCTAAAAGTATAACGGATTTCGAAGAATTAGTCAACCTTAGTTTTATTGGCTTCCTGTCGAGCTTTGTATTTCTCTTTGTAGGATTCAGTCCAATCTGGCAATCCACTTCCCCAATATCCAATATTGGTTAATACAACTAAATCACGAAGCATACTGGAGCGTTGTTGAAATGCATCTCGTAATGCCGCCAATCTTTCAGTGAGAGCTTTATATTGCAAATATGATTCATAGTAGCCTATATAAGTAGGATCAGCTAAAACTGCATCAGCGACTTTTTTGTCCGAAAGTTTTTCTAATTGTTGGCCGCGTATATGTAAAGCACAATCTGCTTCAGCCCGATCTAAACTAAGTTTGGCCGTATCTCTATTAGAAGCTGCAATGGTATAGCCTTCTGAGGCTTCCCAATAAAGCTGAGGTTGCTGAATCAGTTCTTCATCCAAAGCAATTCTATTGATATGAAGTTCTTTTTGTAATTCTTCGATTGTTCTCATATGTTTACTTCTACTATATCTGAATTCTTCTCTTCAATTTCTACTATTTTAAGATTAGGTTTAGATGCTTTGAAATAAGTTTTTAACTCTTTAAGATTAACTGCATGAGCTAT